CTTCAGGTGCTTTGCCCTCAAGCAAGTTTTCTTCTTCTTGGATTCTGTTAAGTATTTCAAATGCGTCAAATATAGCTAGTTTTTTAGTAGCCGCTGCGTTCTTTAGTCTATCAGCTGATATATCATCGTCTGAATCAACTATAGGTTCTTTAGCTACTTTAATTAACTCGTCTACAGCTTTACGCCCAGCTTGGATTATATTCTTCTTCGTTTCCTTGGTATTCATATTTAATTGTAATAAAATTTGATAAAACTCGATATAGTCTTTGACCATCAACAACAAACTCGTACTCGCTGCTTGGTCTAAACCCTACTAAATCACCAACATTAACCGTGCCATCTGAGTATTTAACAATACCTTGCAGTGGTCTTTCAGATTCAACGTTAAATTTATTTATAGCTTTTAAAGGCTTTATAAAACAATAACCTTTTGGTGCTTTCCATTGTTGGTTTCTTTTATATAAAAATATTTGGTCATAGTTTATAAGATAAGTATTTTCATTAAAATAGCTTTTACTATTTTTTTCAACACCTTTTACGTTATGCCATCTTCTAAAAACATTGTGATGTACTATAACTGTATCACCTGGTTTTATATCTGTATCACCAATTATTGGTGTTGATATAACAGTAGCTTCTCTATTTACATATTGATGATTAAATATTTCAGTATTAAGTATTAACTCTTTATCACCAACTTTTTTACTATTATTATATCTACCGCCTTTTGGTGTTACAACAAAATTATAAACACTTTTCATCTATTTTTCCAGCTTCCACCAGCAAAATCAGAAGCTTCTTTTTCTGTATTAAATTGATATATTTCTTCTTTTATGTTAGCTTCTTTAAATGCGTCTTCTGGCTCATACCACACACCGTCTTTATCCTGAAATAAAGTTGGGTATGCTACAAACTTACCATCAGACTCACCGTAAGCCATTAAATGTGTTGATGGTTGGTGTCCTTCAAACATAGGTTTATCAGACATTTTAAACTCATCACCTTTAACATAGTTTGGGTTTGGAACTTCTTTACCGTCTACTTTTATAGTTGGTTTTGGACCTACATAAACACTACCATCTCTAGGTTTTGGTTTTTGTTTAAACAAAGATCTTTTTCTTCTTTTACCGTATATTCTATCTCGTCTATTCATATTAGTATTCTAAGTTATATTCTATAGATACAGCCATGTTTTTATTAAAGTCTTTCCAAGGTAAAACATTTTTCTTTTTTCTAATATAAATAGAATACTTGTCTTCTTCTTCTAATATATCACAAATAGTATGTCCACCATACACCTCTTGTCCAACGGCATAATGCATGGCATCATTCTTATAATCTTTACCTATTGAAATTTTACGAATTAACTTTGCCATTTTCTACAGGATAATTAATTTCTCCAGTCTGAATGTTTATATCAAAAGTGCCGTATTCTTTTTCAAATTCTTGCTGGAGCACAGTAAGAGTATCTCTAAGACCAGCAATACCATGTAATAAATCATGTTTTCTAAGTTCTATAGAACCTATTTCTAACTGTGTCTTGTTGATACTGTTTACAGTTTCTTGAACCTTGTCTAATTGTGCTTTTGTAATTTTTTCTGGTTTAGACTTTAAGTCTACTACCTTTTCTTTTTTTGCCATTTTATTTAATTTAAGTTAATTTAATTTGTTTTTAATTTCCAAAATATACGATAATACCACCGTCGCTATCATCAGCCGCCATAGAAACAGAATCCCATCTACCATATATAATAGAGTTTACTGGAAACTTATTGCTAGAATCAACAGCCATACCACCAGTACCTTCTAATTCACCACCACTTTTTCCCGGTGTCATAACACTAATATAATGGTCATCAGTAATACTTGTTGTAGCACTAATAACAATATTACTAGTACCTAGTGTTACTATCGTACCTAAAAGAGCACCTGTAGCTGTAAGATATACCTCATCCCCAACGTTTAAACCTAGAGAAGCGGTTGTAACATCAAACGCTATAGTAGCAGAAGAACTAACAGCACCGTTTACTTGTATAGTTTGATGACCTCTATCATGAGCCGCCGCGCCTATATTTATCCATCTATTTGCATCTTTAGCTACTAAAGCATCAAGTGTTGTTTCTGCTAAAAAATGAATAGCTATGATATCTTGTCCTTCTGGCGCTGTGATAGTATTAGCATTTGCATCCGCAAAAGCAGAACCTATTATTCTAGAAGTCCATTCTTGTCCTAATAATCCCATAATTTTATTTTTTTACTTTTTCAAATGATCGACCACCAAAATAAGCACCGATCACAGTTATTAATACTAATTGTAATAAATCAGTCCATTTTTGCTCTACCACAAAGTTAATAGCGCCTGCGTCTATAAATATTAATAGTACAGTTGATATCACTAAAAATGCTAAAACTAACGGCCTGATGTTTTTAGACAACCATGAATCTGATTTCATGTCTGCTTGCCATCTAGAAGTTATTTCTTTTTCCATTTGAGTTTCGTATTGTGCTACTAACTCTTTTACTTTTAACTCTGCAGCGAGTTTTTCTTCATCAGATGTATGTAATCCATCTATAACGCCACCTACACTTTTTACGAGGTCGGCAGCGCCACCTCCAAATAATTTATCTAACATTTATTTCTTTTTTGCGAATTTTTCTATTCCACTTATACCGAAGCAACCAATCACTACAAATACAAATGAATCGTATATAAATTCATTAATTACTAGATCTTTACCAAAATAACCTGTTATAACGTCCACTAACATAATCACACACATTACTGCAAATGCTAAAAATCCTATGACAGATTTTTCATTATAATCGTTATTATCTTTAAATATTTTTTTCACCGTTACCCTTTTTTGCGTCAAATTCCCATGGAAAACTAGAATCACCAGCCTCTTTCCAAGTGCCATCAACTTTAATCATATCTTTTCCGTTTATAGTTTTTCTAGGATAAACCATACCATTGTAAGTAACGCTGTTATCATCATAAGCAATCTTTCCAATTTTCATATCAGTAACATGCCTCATCTCCTCGTTGATAACTTGTCTTTCTTCAAAACTACCAGGTTTTATTTTATCGCTTATATATATACTACCATCCATATTTGCTTCGCCTAATACACCTTCTTCTAAAGGCACCCTAATAATAGGTACGCCAGGTATAGATATATCAGCATCCCCTGAGTTTTTACCAAAATGCATTTTTGTTTTTATTTCACCACCAACAGCGTAGTTACCTCTATTTTTGCCTAGTTTAAATGCCATTTACTTTTTTTTAGTTAGTACCTATACCAAGTTCACCCTTAACATACTCTACTTCGCCTCTACTAGTTCTTAATTCATACTCATTATCTACATCTTGGTTATCTATATTAAGTAGTTTACCACTTTCTGGATCATAGGTATATATTGTTGTTTTATTTTTACTTTTAACAATTACTTGTTCTAAATCACCATCTTTATTTTCTATTTTAGTTGTTTGTATAACATCAAACATATTGTTTGTTGAAACAGGGTTATGAGTTTCCATCACTCTAGCATAACTAAAATCATCAATATCATCCTGGTTTTCAAAATATTCTATGTCTTCTTTTAAAATTTTTCTAGCCTCTTCATTTAAAACTAAAACTCTTTCAGTGTATGAATATTTGCCTTTTTTTAGTTTTTTTTCAGAATCATCACCGTAAGCAGCAACAGTGTAATTATAACCCATTCCGGTTGTATCATAAAAGCCATCTGGCGTAACACCATATAAATCATCAAAATTAAAACTATCAAACTCTGATAAAGAACTATCAGTTTCAAGAGGTCTACTCTGCCTACTTGTGCTAGGGTCGGTAATACGTCTTACAGGTGAACGCATTTGTGATGCTAAAGCATTTATTTTATCATACATGTTTTTATCTATCTTTATCTTTAATCATATCATCTATAGCTTTATTATAAACTTTATCTGTGTATGATTTATTATTAAAAAAAATACTTCTTTCTGACGTAGGTACGTCTTCTTCACCTAAAAGTATTCTGTATATTCTACTTATCATTTGTGAGCATTTAAAAGAAGTTTTAAACACAGAGTACATAATAGTTGTCCTATTTCTATGCCTCCAAGTATCTATCCAACCATCTCTTCTTAATCTGTCCCATCTTGTTTTATCCCATGAATAAGTGTAAATCCCATCCATAAAATCTTTTCGTGTAAATCTTCCTTTACAATCTAAATAAATTAATAATTCTAAATCTGCATCTTTTAACCCGTAAGTTTTACAGACCCACTTTCTAGTGAGCCTGTAATACTTAAGGATATTCATCTCACGCAGATCCTGCGCGGTCAGTCTCATTCAAGATTAATCTTGAGGAGCCTGAGCATTCACTATAGTAAGACCAGTAGCACCTATATCTGATGTTGGAGCTGAAGCAGGCTTGTCAACATAACCATCGAAAAGCGTAATGAAATTATCATCATGCGGCCCTCCGTTGATCTTTGCGATAAGATCCTTTATTAATTGTCTTTGCCCGTATTGTGCACAAGCTAATACAACTACATCAACATCACCATCATGAGTACCACCTTCAGCAGTCTGCGTTTTTCTGATAGGTTTTAAATATAACGATATAGCATCGTCATCATCAGTAACCGCACCATCAGCATCAGAGGTACCAGAAGTAGCACCTATAAAGTGTGATACAGGATAAAGGTTTGACCCCGTAGCCTCATCAACTTCACTAGCTGTAGCTGTTCCTACTCTAAAATACAAATATTTTTCCATGTTTTTTAGTGTGTTAAGTTAATAATTAGGTTAATTGTGTTAAGTCTATGGTTTAGGTGTTAGGTATTGGCTTAATCTACTAGAACTACGTCACCATCACGAATAACTCTATAAAGAGTATCTTTCCATGAGATGTCGTGTCCAGCATGTTTATCGTAATATATCGTATCACCATCTTTTAATCCTTCTACAAGATTTCCACACGATATTATTTTTGCTTTTAAATAACGGTTATCTACATCAGTATCATCCGTCATTTTTGAAATTACACAATCTGCAGATATAATTGTTGATACTACACTTACTGCATTTTTAAGTGCTGATTTAGTAACAAGCACAGGATCTATAATACCAGACTTAATCATATCAACAGCTTCCCCGGTTACAACATTAATACCAGTTCCTTTTATAATATTTACATTAGTAGTTAAACCAGCATTATCTAATATGGTTTTATAAGGAGCTGTAATAGCGTTAAATAGTATTTCTTCTCCTATGTTTTTAGCTTTTAAGTTTTGAGAAGCGTTTAATAAAGCAATCCCTCCGCCAGGTACAATGCCCTCTTTTAAAGCTGCTTTAGTAGCATATATAGCGTCTTCAACTCGATCTTTCTTTTCTTTCATTTCAATCTTAGAGTTTGCGCCAACTTTTATAATACCTACACTACCCGATAACATAGCCAATCTTTGTTGGTGTTTTTTCTTTAAAAAGGGATTTTTATCTTCTTTATCTATAATCTTTTGTATAGACTTAATTCTTTCACCTAGTTGTTTATCTTCTATGTCTATAGTTAATACAGTGTTTTTGTCATCTGTTATAGCTGTGTGCGCTTCTCCTAAACAATCTATATCAATAAGATCTAGATCATCACCTAACTCTTCATTTATTACTTTAGCTCCAACAAGGAATGCTAAGTCAGCCACAGTATCTTCCTTTGTTGGCCCAAAGCCTGGTAAGTCAACTATATTAACTTTTATATTACCTTTTACCTTATTCATAAGAAGAGCAGCTTTTACTTGCTGATCAACCGGAGCCACTATAAATAAAGATCGTTTATTCTTTATTACATACTCTAGTATTTTTTGTATTTTTCTTATACTTGGAATTTCTGAAGATACTATTAATACTAATGGGTTATCAAGCTCACATATTTGCTTGTCCTTATCAGTAATAAAATGTGGGGATGTGAGTCCTGAATCTACTTGCACGCCGTCAACTACTTCGACGTATGTTTCTTCAGTTGGAGACTCTTCCATTAACACCACACCGTCTTTACCTACTTTAGTATAAGCTTCTGCTATAATCTTTCCTAGCTCCGCATCATTATTGCAGCTTATTGAGCTAACAGATTCCAGCATATTGCCCTCGATCTTGACAGAAACCTTATCTAGGTAATCGTTTACCTTTGTAAGACCAGATTTAACTCCGTCTTTTATTTTTCTAATAGTCACGTCTTTACCGTGATTATTAACCTCTTTTAATAGAGATTCAGCAAGAACAGTTGCGGTAGTTGTACCATCACCTGCTTCTCTTACTGTGTTTCTAGCAGCTTCTTTAATAAGGGTAGCACCCATATTTTCAACCGGGTCAAATAAGACTACCGATTCTGCTACGGTTACACCATCTTTTGTTATGACCGGGTTACCTCTAGCATCTTCGTATATAACACACTTTCCAGATGCTCCTAAGGTTGATTTTACTGCTTTTGCTAGCTTTTCAACACCAGCAATTACTTTATTTTTAGCAATATCGCCAAAATTTACATCTTTGACAATCTCACTAGGCTGATTGTATTCCATATTTGATTAAATTTAATTAAATTTGTTAAAATATTAACAAAATAGACTTAATAGATATATAATATAGAAATATTGTAACAAATATACCTATCCATCCCATAGCAATTAAGCCTATTTTATTAATAAACTTCACTATTTGAATGTTTTTACTACTTTTGGTCCTTTTGTAGCCTCTATTTTTTTAGAGAAATGGTCAACACTGCCGTCAATTGCTGCTTCAGCGCCTTCTAAGGTCTCTCTACGTGTAACATCGTGCCAATTTTTATCATTTTCTGGGTCATTTACCTCAGTTTGATAAAAACCGTTAGGTAACTGTGTAATACGCCAGTTCTTTTTGTCAGCTAGATGTGTCCACTGGTTAATAGTTTTTTCATTCGGTTTTGTATTGCTAGTAATTGTACTAGTCTTGTAGTATAAATAAGTCATTTTGGTTTGTTTTTGGTTAATATTGACTTGGTCTAGGGTCTCTCCCTATTTTTTCTTTCTTGTTTTTTTCATTATCTTTTCAGTTATCCTTTCAGTAGCCATTTCAGACCCCATTTGCGTAGCCGCGTCCATAAATCTTTTAGTAATTTTTTTATTTTTTTTAGTTTTTTTAGGAAGTATTGCTAAGCTTCTTTGTCCTTTTTTCTTTTTCTTTTTTATAGCATCTACGCCTTTTTTAATGTACCTTGTTGTTACTTCACCTACGTTTGCAGGCAAAGCGCCAATAGCATGTATGAATCCACCTGCTATTGTTTTAGAGTCTTTTACTCTTTGGTTCATTCTATCAGCAGCTTCTTCAAAGCCTCCGTGTATTTTGTCTATAACACCACCGTTTTCCTTTTTCATAACTGGTGCAGTTCCTGGATAAGTGTATCCTTTCATTCTAAATCCGCTTGATTTTTTAAATTTTGGCATAATTTTTTATTTTTTATCTTAAATGTGGTGGTGTATAACCACTTTTTCTCATGTTTTTTCTTAAAACGCTACCTGGTCTAGCATTCTTATATATTCTATCGTCTCTTTTCTGCATTGCAGAACCCTGTAAGTCTTTTAACAAATCTTTTCTTTCTAAAAAAGTCATGTTTTCAAAGTCTTTTCTAATATTTGCTCTTTGTGTATCTGATAGTACCTCTACTCCTTGACCACTACTAAACCTTAAACTATCCATTAAATCGTCAACTTGACCAGCTTGTAGTTCCGATGTATCTCGTATCTCTGCAGTCAGTGGATCATCACCATAAACAGTATTAAATGAGTTAGCTGCACCTCCATCTGATGGACCCATAAATGAGACAAGATCATCACCACCATCATCATCACATGGTGGGCATTCATCTGTAACTGGAATATTCGTAATAACACCATTACAAACACACTCTTTAGTTTCTGGATCATCATCCTCATACTCGCAGCTACCATCATCTATTGTTGCGTCAGGGTTGTAATTTGTAGCATTTTCATATGTACACCCTTCTACCTCTTCTTCTTCTGTTAAATCTGGAAAGTCAAAGTCTAATTTATAATCAACATCGTATTCACCTCTTTTACCCTTCATTGATTGTCCTAGTCTATATGCTTGTTCTATCAAACCAGTGTCAGCTTTTGTTCTAGGAACCTCTGTCCCAAACTGTGTGGCTCTAATTACAGACTTTTTATGTGCACGCGTACCTTTTATTCCACCTGTTTTATGTGGACTTTTATTCATTTTAAATGCCATAATTATTCGTTTTTTGTTCCTTTACCAAAGTTACCTCTATTATTTTTAACGGATACCCTCACTATCGATCCATCAGATCTATGATGTATATCGCTATTTGATCTTTGTCCTAATCTTTGGTTTTGCGCTTTCTTACGTCTTCTAGCTGGAGTCTTAGCCATAGCTATATCTCTACGCTTTTTAGCCGCAGCAGCCTTAGGTGATAGTTTTTGTTTTAGCTTGATTGGTGATCCTTTCATATATAGTATTATTACATAGTAAACAAGTAATTTACAAAAAAAGCATATTATAAATATAGGGGTATAGCGTAGTATATAGATTTTAGAAAATATTTCTGAAACTAAAATTGATTGTAAAAAGGCCACCGCCCCTTTCGTTTTTTAAAAAAAATATATTGTTTTTGTGTTTATATTTTAATAAATTAAATTAAATAATAAAAGTGTTTTTCCTAAAACTTTCAGCAATTAGCTGGGCAGCCCCGGCCCCAGGCCAGGCCGCTGATGTAT